ATGGACGAAATAGGCAGGCGTCTAAGAGAAGAGCGCATTCGATTGGGATACAACCAAACGGATTTCGCTGCTGTTGGCGGTGTGTTGGTTAATGCGCAAGGTAAATATGAGCGGGGCCAGCGAAGCCCAAATGCTCTATACCTTGCTCGCGTGGCTGATATTGAGGTCGACCTCGTCTACGTGCTGACGGGGCGCCGCTCTCCGGCTTAACTGAGGTCGAGTGCATGGACTCTTCCTTAAGATCATCTGCGCTTAAGCGATACGGCGTTCGTATTACTTTTTGAAATGAGCGTACAGTTATCTTTCCACTGTTAGACGACGGTGAGCGCAGCGGGTGACCCATGATGGACTTAGCAGACGAAGTTCACCCAGAAAAATCTGAGGCGGTTGATTTGCTTGGCAAGATCGCTAATGCAAATACGAGGCACCAAGTGTTCAGTTGTGAGGGTGAGGTCCTTGCCTTTATGTGGAGGCTTGAGACAGATGATGAGGTGTCACATCTCGACATTAATAACCTTCGTGTCGTTTTCAGCATGGCGTCAGAAAAACGCCTCCATGAGTTAGCGGTTCCGAAAGGCTGAGGTTAGAACCTCAGTAGCCATAACGCCGCTTATGTTCAAAAGGCCCCCACATCTGTGCCAGGTGTGGGGGCCTTTTTTGTGGCTGTGGTTACCAAGGCGCCCTACACTGGTGTACCAGTGCCCCTTGTACTGGTTAGCGCATAGCCTGCGCTTAACAATAAGGACTCGGGCATGCCCACCACCGCCGTATTCGTGACTAACGATCAGCCAGGCTTACCAAGCGACAGGGTCCAAAGAGCCTGGTATTTGCGGTTGAATGCTCTGCATGGAGCTAAGGTCCTAGCTGATGCTATACGTGCTTACCATAACGCCGTCGGCTACACCCAGGCCCTGCGCGATGCTGAACTGATTACGAACGAAACAGAGCTTGCCATGACATCCACGCTGGCAGAAGTGTGGAAGGTTGTTGTGGATCGCTTAGAGGCACATACGGTGGCGAAAAACGCGTGAGCGCCGTGCTCTCTCTCAATGGGGTCAGTCTGCCGGATTTGATCCGCACGAAATTGGCCAATCATCTGGCACGCCTCGGACGCGTTGCAGATTTACATGCTCTGGAACTGGCCCAGGAACGCGCCGAAGGTTTTGTGGAGGGAGTGCAGGCGGCGCGTGCACTGACTCCGGCGACCCTCGAAGCACTGTTTATTGCGGTAGACGTCGCTGCCACAGCTCGCCGTGAGGAATTGACTCCATGATCGGCGAAGCGATCCAGTCGGAGACGTTGAAAGCCCTGGTCAGCCAACACGCCGTGCGGGAGGCACTCGTTGGCCGCGTTGCCGGCGACGACAGAAAGTGGTCTCTGTCCATCCGCCTGGGCGGGCCCACCGCGCGCCTGGTGCCAGTGCGCTCGCGGCGTGAGCCGTTGCGCACCTGCTAGAGCCTAACGGCCGTGGGGCGTTTTGCCGAGGCCATGGGCCTCACGGGTTTCAGTGTAGAACTGGGACCGGCGAGAGTTTTAACGCCAACTGCAGCATGCCCACCACATCTGGCCCGTCCTCATTGATCCATGTTCCGTAGTGCTGGCGGATCATGTTGCCGTTGGTGTGCCCCATCTGTTCAGCGATCCAATCGATTGAGGCAATGCCCGTGGTCAACAGTTGACTGGCGTAAGTGTGCCGGCACTGCCCAGGACCACGATAGCGAACCCCGGCAGCGAGCAAGTGAGCTTTAAAAAAACGGTCACGCACGACAAAGTCATTGGCGTGCGGTAGGCCGCTTTTAGTGTTTAAGAACACGAAGTGCAATGTGTGTTTGCGTACCGTCTTGTTGTCACGCTCAACGATATCGACCGTTTCCGCTTTTCTCTTTCGGGTCAGTGCATCGATCTTACGCAAAGCATCCCACGCCGGAGCCAACAGGCGAACCTTCCGCATCGATCGCCTAGTTTTCGTGACCCGATAGGCGCCGCGTACCTTCGATCGGCGAAAGGTCACCGTGCCTTGTTCCAGGTCGACGTCCTCCCAGGCCAAGGCGATAGTTTCAGACACCCGTGGACCAGCCCACAGCATGAACTGCACCATCAACAGCTCATACGTGCGGGTGGTCGGTGTTTCCAGGATCTGTTTGATTTCCGCCCGGGTGAACGGGTCCGGCGCCTCGGGATCGGGCAGGCGTACCATCAAGCCTTCGGTGGGATCGTGAGCGACTTTCATTCGGGTTCTGTAGAGCCGGAACACCTGGCGCACATTGCTGATGATGTCGCGGATGGTCTTGTTTTTTAGGGTTTTGGACAGCGTGCCCTGGATCCATTGCCGGCTTGGCGAGCAGCTGCGCGACGACAGCCGCATCCGTTTCGCTCAATTCGCCCAGGGTGCTGGCCATCTGACTGAGGCTTTCGAGGCGGGTGCGAGATTCAGGGGTTTTGTGCACCAGGTAGCCAATGACGGCCGCGCCGATGATCGCGGTGGCCACCAGGTGGCGTGCCGGTGTGGTAGCCTTCGCGCCGCTGCTGCTTAGGTTCTGTGCTTGCATGGTATAGCCCTCTGTTGCGGTTAGGTGTCGGGGAGCTGCAACTCCTCGACACTGCTTCTTTTAAGGTCAGTCCTTACGGGCCAGGTGGATCACCAGGCCCTCAAAATCCGGCTCATGCTCAACGCATGACTGCCACTCCAAAACCCTCAAAATCTGTTGCCTGCTGCAGTCGTCCACCAGGATTTCGCGCTGGCCACCGGCTGCCCGAACTTCCAGGATCTCCAACAAACCATCTTCCCCATAAGCACCAGCCTGGATGATCGGCGCGCTCTCACCGGTGAAGTCCAGGCGGTCCTGCACTCCCTGCAGTTTGCTAGTTTTGCCGTCGCCGGCATTGCCCATAAACACTTGGATCTGCATCGGTCTTGCTCTCCTTGCCGGTCAGCTCAATGTCGAACCACTGCTTGGCGAACTGGATGATGTAGCTGCGGAAAATCTCCGACTGCGAGCGGCTGGCCGGCCAGCTCGCCGTCCTGGAGAGCTACGCTGCCGACAGTTCGCCCATGGCCGACCTTGCCGCCTTGGCCACACGCAAGGCTGCTCAACAGCAGGGCAGGGACCAGCAGTTGGCCGATCTGAAAGCCATGCTGGCTGGCGGAAGCCCTGACAGCAGCATGCGCGCCCGTCTGATCGGCCCAGGTAACGCCACCGAGCTGCGCCAGGCGCTGTTGGCCGGCGACACCCCGGGGCACGAATGGGTACTGTGTGCCGGTGCGCTGCTGGTGGGATCTGAGAAGGGTCTGAGCTTCGTTCGTGAGTTGGTGGGCCTATGACGCTGCTGCTCGACGGGCAAGAGGTTCGAGGGAAGAACCTCAAGGTCACCGGCAATCTGCGCATCGAGAGCGATGATCTGTCAGGCCAGACCAGCAACACCGACAAAGGGCACAAGGGCTTCAAGCCCAAGACCCTGACCGTCAGCCTGATGATTCCTTTCGCTGACCAGGTGCAATTGCGCGACCTGATGCGCCTGGTGGAAGCGACCGCCGGCGGTGGCCAGCTCAAGACCTACCGCATCGTCAACGACACCGCCGCCGCGTTTGGCATGCGCCAGGTGACGTTCACCGAAGGCGTGAGCGCCCGGGAAGACGACAATCTGCGCGCCTGGCTGATCCAGTTCACCCTGACTGAAAAACTGTCCAACCCTGAGAAAGTCGAGGGCCGGCGATCGGGCAATGCGGTTACTGCGCAGTCCGGCCCGGGCGGGGCAGTAGGTGGTGGCGGTGCCGGTGGCGACTCCAGCAGCGGACCCGAGGAACTGACCGGTTTTGAAGCCACCCTGAAAAAAGTGGACGGCTGGCTGGGCGGGAGTGATAAGGCATGAAGCTGCATAAGGAATTGGCCATTAACGGCCAGCCCTATGTCCTGGTCAAAAACGAAGTGCGGCTGGATGCGAAAAGCCCCGGCCGGGCAACGTTCACCATTCAAGCAACGGCGCCGGTCAAGGGCCTGGTGACGCTGGATATTGGCTACAACGACAGCACGCTGCAGCGTCACTTCATTGGCTACATCGAACGCTCCACCACGGCCAGCAGCACCCAGCAGGTGTTGTTCTGCCGTGAGCTGGCCGCAATCCTGGCCAACCCGCTGCCGCTTAACCTGCGCCACGTCGACCTGCGCGCCGTCCTGGTCGAGATCAGTCAGCACACAGGCCTGCGCTTTCGCGTCCCGGATCGGCCTTACACCGGCGTCAAGGCGCCGTTCTTCTACAGTCTGGCTGCCGGCTATCAAGCGATGGACAGCCTGGCCCGGGTTTTCAACATCCCCGACTTCATCTGGCAGCAGCAGGGTGACGGGGAAGTGTTCGTGGGCAGTTGGGCCGACAGCTTCTTTGGCGTTCGCTCGCCGCTACAGTTGCCGGTGGAACTGTTCGACGACTACCAGGGCAACCAAAGCGCGATGATTGCAGCCCTTCCCGGGTTGAGACCAGGTGCAACGATCAACCACGGCGAGCGCATCACCAGTGTCGCGCTCGTCGACAACCAGATGGCCATCCGATGGACGACGCAATCCGCCGCAGCGTAGAACGACAATTCCCCGAACTTACCGGCGGTTACCACCTGCCACGCTTTGCCCGGGTTGTCGCCGTAGCCGACGCCCCGGCCGGCGCCGGGATCTGTGATGACTTCCGTCCACGCTACGCGGTCGACATCGAGGTCATGGGGCCAGACGGCGAGCCAGATCCGAAGCTGCCGATCCTTGCCGGCGTGCCTTTGCCGCTGCCCACCGGTGGGGAAGAGATGGGCATCTATGCTTTCCCGGAAGAGGGCACCCAAGTTGTGGTGTGCTTTGCCTACGGCCTGCCGCACAAGCCCTATATCCAAACCATTCGTAAGCGCTCCATAAACCCCACCGACTTCAAGATGGGTAATGCGCCTAGCTAG